TCTCAAAGATAATGTTGCCTCATACCCCCTCTACAATACACACAAGAAAGAAAGAATGAAAGAAAAGCTAAAATAACAAAGGAAAACAAACCACACCAAGTTCATTATTGTAATTTGCTATTTAATTTGCTAAATGTGAGCTTGAGTTTTTATTGATATTTTCAATTAATGCTTTATCATTGGCTTGTATTGTCTACTTAGTATATTTGTTTTGATTGTGCTGCTGAATAAAACATTTGAAGCACTGACTTGATCAGTGTTTATGTGCTGATGAAAAGTGGTTTAGGCAACAATGTTAACATCCAAGGCATTTCCAGAGATCATGCTTGAGTTTTGCATTCCAGAGGTTTTGCCCAGAAAGCTTTGGTGCAACATGTGTTCCATGGGCACAACTTCAAGCTGATCATATGCCGGATAAGCTGCTTTAAAGACTCTGAAGAGGCTTGCAATGGCATATGCACAGGTGTTGTTCTTTCTTGTTTCCATGTTTGTCAGATGTCTGACTGAGGCACATCCATTGACTGCAAGATCTGGATCATGTGCCGGGACTGGACCAAAACAAGAAACCATGTCATTGTTGATCCTTCCTGAGGTTAGCACAGCAGGATGCATGTGGATTCTGTCTGCAAAGTAATCCTTTGAGATGATGTTCACAAGCCCTTTTCCCCACTTGAATTTAACAGATGACAGTGCTTCAATGACCTTAGCTTTGCCTACAAATTTCTGTCCAAGTGCATGAAGAAACTTTGAGAGTGCAGGAAACTCATTTATTCCACATCCTGACTTCCATGCCCAGTAGAAGGAAGAAAAGACAACATCTATGTTGGAACCCTGCTGCAGAAACCCTCCTGTGTTGTTTCCATTCATTGCATTTTTTTCAACCTTGAACACTTCAATGACTCCAAGTATTTCTGTGATTGCCTTCTTGATGTCTTCATCTCTTTCCACTGAAAGCTCAACTTTCATATCAGTTTCAAATTTGTCAATGTCAGCTTCAGTGATGAGTTTATTTTGAAGAGCATTCATGAGTGCAGTGGAGCTAAGGTGTAGTTTTTTGTCACCTTTGTTTTTCTTATTCCAAGAGCCCCAGGGAGTTTCACCTAGTATACTTTCAGATCCAAGCACCAGACCTGCCATATACTCGCCGTTGCGTCTGCTCTGTTCCTTGTTTCTGTTGCTTCCGAAGGCTGCATTCTGTCTATCTCTCATGTCCTTGAGCATTTCTTGGATCTCGTTGATGCAGTCCATGGGAACCTTCCAAGTTGCTGGTGTATTTCCACTCAGAACTGCAAATCCAATGTCACCTGGCATCCCAGTCTCATTTCTGAACTTAATAGCAGATCTGATGTATCCCTGGACCTGCTCAAGACTTGGGAGCTGTGTTTTAAGCTTGTCATAGCTGGCATCCCATATTTTCACATCAGGATGGTTGGAATTAACTTGGAACCAGTTAAAGGCAGATGTCACAAAGGTCCTGTTCACCAGCCAGCCGCAGTACTTCACTGGAGCAGCAAAGCGAGTTGTGTCTACGGTTGCCTGTGCCAGGATTGCATCCCTCTGTGCATCAGCATGTGAGTTCCCTTGTATCTTTTGAACTTCATCAATGTATCTTGATACATCGATGCGCCCTTGGAAGAAGCTGTCAAAGTTGGTGAAGCTAACACCAACACTGGAATGTTTGGCCTTGAAGCCAGACCACCAGGTTTCCCAGTCATTTGTAGTCTGGAAGTCGAGGGCATAGTTCTGATACCTAATTCTAGAAGTCATCTTCAAAGAAATGTTGCCACAAAGCCACCTAATCAGAAGTAGATATCTATATACGTGTACACACRG